GACCTGCGCACGCAGTACGAAACCACGCGTGACGTGATCAAAAGCAAAGGACGCAGCCATGCTGCCTCGGTTGCCGAGATCCAGAACCTGTCTGACGTCTTTAAGCAGTTCCGCCTGGTACCGAAGCAGTTCGACTACCTCGTGAACAACATGCGTGAAATGATGGAGCGTGTCCGTACTCAGGAACGTTTGATCATGAAGCTGTGTATTGAAGTGTGCAAAATGCCGAAGAAAAACTTCATTACGCTGTTCACCGGTAACGAGACTAACGAGAGCTGGTTCAAAGCCGCACTGGCCATGAACAAGCCGTGGTCTGAAAAACTGCTGGACGTGCAGGATGACGTGATGCGTTCTCTGCAGAAACTGGCCCAGATTGAAGAAGAAACCGGCCTGACCATCGAGCAGGTGAAAGACATCAACCGTCGTATGTCGATCGGTGAAGCGAAAGCCCGCCGCGCGAAGAAAGAGATGGTTGAAGCTAACCTGCGTCTGGTCATTTCAATCGCGAAGAAATACACCAACCGTGGTCTGCAGTTCCTGGATCTGATTCAGGAAGGTAACATCGGTCTGATGAAAGCGGTTGATAAGTTCGAATACCGTCGCGGCTATAAGTTCTCAACTTATGCCACATGGTGGATTCGTCAGGCGATTACCCGTTCTATCGCTGACCAGGCGCGTACCATCCGTATTCCGGTGCATATGATTGAGACCATCAACAAACTCAACCGTATCTCGCGCCAGATGCTGCAGGAGATGGGCCGCGAGCCGACGCCAGAAGAACTGGCTGAGCGCATGCTGATGCCTGAAGATAAGATCCGCAAGGTGCTGAAGATTGCCAAAGAGCCTATCTCTATGGAGACGCCGATTGGTGATGATGAAGATTCACATCTGGGTGATTTTATCGAAGACACCACGCTGGAGCTGCCGCTGGACTCTGCCACCTCTGAGAGCCTGCGTTCTGCCACCCATGACGTGCTGGCTGGCCTGACCGCCCGTGAAGCCAAAGTGCTGCGCATGCGTTTCGGCATCGATATGAACACCGACCACACGTTAGAAGAAGTGGGCAAACAGTTTGACGTTACTCGTGAGCGTATCCGTCAGATTGAAGCGAAAGCCCTGCGTAAACTGCGCCATCCGAGCCGCTCGGAAGTGCTGCGCAGCTTCCTCGACGACTAAGTCAGTTAAAACCCCGGTTCGCCGGGGTTTTTTATATCTGCCGCCCTGCCCCACTTTTCACGCCTGACCTTTAACCTTGTGCCTGTAGCGCATCGTACATCTGACGATACATCGCCACCATCTCTTCCAGTGATGCCCGATTCAGTCCGCTGGGATTCGGCAGCACCCAGACCTGGGTTTTCCCCATGTAAATGGGCTGCTCGCCCCACTCCACCTTGCTCTGCCGAAACGCGCGTTTAAAGGCATCCTTACCTAGGATAGCCAGCGCAGCAGGTTGATAACGTATCACCTTATCCATCAGCCGCTGACCGCCATCCCGTAGCTCATCACCACCCAGTTCATTCGCCTGAATGGTCGGACGCTCGACCAGCATCGTGATACCGCAGCCAGTTTCCAGTAAACGCTGCTCCTCTTCCGGCTTCAGCTGTTGCGCCGTAAACCCTGCCAGATGAATCACCTTCCAGAAGCGGTTACCCGGATGCGCAAAATGATAGCCAGTATGCGCCGTCGACTGACCGGGATTGATGCCGCAAAACAGCACGTTCAGGTCCGGTGCAATGATATCGGTGATGTTGTGTTCGCTCATGGGGCTCCTGGCTTTGCGCTGCGCCTTACAGCCGCTCACGCATCCTTATTCGTCATAATCTTGCCACTGATTAAAGCGCATTTGTCGGTTAACGTCCTGGCCTGAGTGGGCTTTTTTTATTGTTAAGCGGGGAAAGACATTTAAGGATAACAGCGTCAGTTGCACCGCCGCCCATCAGCCAGAGATTTTCGTCTGTTTTATCATAGTTATCAGCAAGTAAAACATTGCTGCTTATTTCAGCAACCAGCCGAACAACGCTGGATTGCCCCGGACAGATACTTTATAATCCCCGCTCCATTGGCCCCTTAGCTCAGTGGTTAGAGCAGGCGACTCATAATCGCTTGGTCGCTGGTTCAAACCCAGCAGGGGCCACCAGATTTAGTGATGAAAATCATTCAGTTAAGCCACCTCGCAAGGGTGGCTTTTTTGTTTTCAGAATTCGTCATTGGTCGTAAAATACCAGATATAGATCTTCTCAAACGGCCGAGACGGCAAAATGATTCGCCGCCAGTTTGCGATGAAGGGCTAAGCATAGTCCTTTGAAAAGTTCGCAAAATAGCAGGCTTAGGACAAGTCCTGGCTGGGAGAGAAGGCAGATAAGCAGCAAACCATAATGGCTTTTGCCTGCGAGGCAATGGGAAACCCACTCGCAACCGATTTTAACGCAAAAATTTTTGCTTCTTATCGTGAGCAGCGATTACGCGGCAAAATTACCTGCTCCAACCGAGTGAAGACGGTTACGCCGCGCACAGTAAATTGAGAACTGGCGTATTTCAGAGCAATTTTTAACGAGTTGCGCCGGTTAGATGAATGGACCACGCCAAATCCGCTTGAGAACGTACGAGTGTTTAAGATTAGTGAATCAGAGATGGCGTATCTCACTATTGAGGAAATTAGAACCCTCCTCGCCGAATGTGAGAACAGCCGATCTAAAGATCTGACGACCATTGTGAAAATCTGCCTGGCAACTGGCGCACGATGGAGTGAAGCTGAAGGCTTGAAGGGGAACCAAATCCGCGCCGGTCAGATCATCTACGTTAAAACTAAAGGCAAGAAAAACCGAGCGGTGCCGATAACTGAAAAATTACAGGCTGAACTGCCATCGAGCAGGAAAGCGCAGTTGCTCTTTAAACCATGCTATTCAGCCTTTAGAAAGGCAATGCAACGCGCCGGCATCGAGACACCTGCTGGGCAGCTGACGCATATTTTACGTCAAACATTTGCTTCTCACTTCATGATGAATGGTGGCAATATCCTTGTGCTTAAGCGAATATTGGGACACACGGATATTAAGGTTACGATGCGGTATGCGCACTTTGCACCGGATCATTTGTCTGAGGCCTTGAGGCTTAATCCCTTGAGTATAATGGACTAAAGAAGATGTTAATGGACAACAAAAAATATCAATACAACTTGTACGAAATTCTTTGCCTAATGACATATGGTGAAGCATTTGAAGCTTATCGTGTTGATGACTACGACAAAGAGATTACTGAATGGGCTGAGAGGGAAATCATAGCAGGAAATGATTCAGAAACCATTTTGATTCTCGCCTCTCTTAATTTAGACAAAAAACCTGATCCTTATGAGGTAAAACATTACCTTTCAGCTTACATGCGCCAAGAGGGTATTTTCATGCCCAATCTTAGTGAAAGTTCTGTTGTGTGGTTACGGATTAAAACTTGGTTCTTATTACATATAGAATCTGCCAAAGAAATCGAACTCAGATTGCACCAGATCCCTGCGTACCCGCTGGGCCCAGATTCTCTTTTATCAAGTAAAATCACTTGGCGATACTACCATTTATACGAAGAATTATTTGACGATTGGGGACCGGATTATCCCTCTAAAGCATCTAAAATGAGTGAGTTGGAAATAGTTAATTTTGTCAGAGGTAGATTAAAACCGTTTTATCGAATACTTACCAATAAAGATTGGGTTGACTTATTATCTGGCAACTATCGCAATTCTCCTAAGATACGTAAACAGGAAATAAATTGATGGGCGCTGAATTTCATATAACAAGAGCAAAGTTTTGGGCTGAAAACGATGATAATCAAATCGCTTCAGATAGCGCAGAAGCGGAATGCCAAGGTGATAGATGATGAAGGCAGGCTTTATGAAAAAACCGATGAGTGACAATACGCGCGTAAAGAGATGGCTTCCTCTGATACTGTTAGTTTTTAGAATGCAAGTAGAGTAGGACGCAATACTTTCCAGCGTTTCCTGTCTCTTTTAACCTCAGAAAAAAATTAACAATCATCAGGTTAAAATAGTAAGGATCAAAGAGTCATTTCAAACCGGCTTCACTTTTTTCCATGGATTAACTATCACTTTTGGGTGATAAATCCCCCCTGTGCACGGAGCTTTCAGAGCGCCCTCCTCATACTAAAACGTTCATAATTTTTATGTTTTTTGGCGCTACTGAGCCATTTCTAGTTCACAAAAAGGCCCGTTAAGATTATTCTTACCCCTTCTTTTTTGTAATGGAATTCAAAATGAAAATACTTATTGGGGCTGCTGTACTTTTCTCATCTTTCGCTGCGAATGCAAGTTTCGTCCATCCCATGGACTTTGATGGTTCAGAGGCGCAAAAACAGGAAGTTATCCAGTACATTCAGGGTAAGGTTAAAGCCGCTTACTGTGAAGGTCAGTTGGACATGTGCCAGCCCACCACTTTACGTATGATGGAGCAGCAAAACCTCAAAGCATTTAAAAAACTCACTGAGGCTACCGACAGGAAAGTCATGGATCGCGTCATCAAAGATTACTGTAAAGGCAGTATCGATATGTGTAACTACTCAACGATCCAGATGATGTACAACAAGAACGTTAAAGCTGACACACAAAAACTGACCTGGTAATTCCCTGCTAACTCACTGATACTTTGTGTTTTATGAATGCCAGGTAATCGTTGCCGCGACGGAAACCGTTTGTCTCTGCAGGTTCCCGTACAGTTATTGCCATTGTCCCCCAAGGGCCCGCGCCCTACCCGCCGTACAGTTATTAACAGAACTCCAAGGGCCCGCGCCCTACCCGCCGTACAGTTATTAACAGAACTCCCAGAGGGCGCTGTCGCCCCCTTAAACGTCAACGGCGCGCTGGCCTTCAGCCTCATCTCCCAGCGATCCCATCCAGGCCGCAGCCATAAAAAAACCCGCTTTCGCGGGTTGGGCTTACAGCAGCTGCGGTGACGGATTATTGCTGCCTTTTGCCATCATCGGCACCGTATTGATCTGCGCCGGTTCGACGATAATCCCGGACACGCTCTCCAGGGTTTTAAAGGTACAACTGCAGTTAATGTTCTGGCACTGGTGATAACGTTCTTTCGTCTCTTTCGAAACGTAGCGACTGCTTTTCGTATGGGCGGCGGTCTGACATTTTGGGCAATGCATCATGGTGGTTCTCCTCTCTGGCATACAACAACATTAGCCAAAGACTAAACAAAAAGCAACTTAAATTAGACTTAATCTAACCATTCTGTTTTTCCACTAAGACGTAATCCACGTTTTCAACCATCAGCTCCAGGTTCAACAAGGTGGTAAATCCACTTTTATCGATGGTATGCACGATATTGGTAATCAGCCATTTTTGATTATCGATGACCGATTTAAAGCCCTGGGCTTTGACCGGCGTTTCAGGAATCAGCTTTGCAGCGCCCAGTGCCAGTAGGATCTTCAACGTAGCCCGGTTACGTTGCAGTTCCTGCCACTTCGCTTTAGCCGCCTCCTCTGCTTCCTCCTGGCTACTGAAGTGCGTATTCAGTACATACAGCTTCTTATTGCTGCCAAAAACATAGGTTTTTCCCGGGTCTTGTTGCCCGATTGTGGGGATATTTTTGGCCGCCGGATGAACAGGGTTCACCGCCGGTGTTGCTGGCGGTATCGTGTTGACGGTTATCCCTTTCTGCTGCGCCTTTTTCTGATCGTACCATTTTGCTTCAACGCCACTGTAATCGTCGCGCTTAAACAATTTGTACTCATACTTATCGCCATCCTGTCGGTTCAGATTCAGGAGTGGTATCGGCTTTCCGCTCACGGTCACGCCCTGCCCGGGGGGAAAGAACAGTAGCGTCTTATCTTTTATTGCCGCCACCGCGCCAACCAGCATAGCCAGCCGGGTAATGAACGTGCCGTCCGTTTCCTGCGTCTGATCGATATGCTTAATCTTTTTTTTGGCTATCTCCGGCCGCACGTCGGAGGTAAGTCCGTTACGTTTCGCGATTTTGTCCACAACCTCGCCAACCGTCATGTCTGGATATGAATCAGTGATTTTAACATCGAGCGAGCCGCTAAAATCGGCGCTTCGGGCGACAACCGTTATCGTGTCCGGCGCGCCTTGGTAGGTGACCTGATCAATGATGTAGGAGCCCTTATCTGCAAGCGGCTGCCCCTTCCAGCCTATCTCTAAGACCACTTTTGCGCCAAAGGGCGGCATGACCAACTGGCCGTCACTGTCGTCGAGCACCAGGTCCAGCTGATCGACCTCCAGGCCGCGGTTGTCCGTCAACTTCAGAGAAATCAGCCGTGGGCGAATATCTTCCGTTTTATCCTTCGTCTCAATTTTGATAGTAAAGTCCGGCGTAGGCGCAACGCGCAGGGGCACCGGAATCGGGACGATATCGCTCATCTCAGCGCCCTCCATTCAGCGCAGAAGTGGCGCTGTTGATGACAGAGCCGACCCGTTGCGCTGCGTCGCTGGCCCGGTTTTGCAGTTCTTCCGCCTGCCTTTTTAAGTCCCCGAACATACTGGTTAGTGAATCGTCTACCCGCATCAGGTTAAGGGTAAAGCCTATCTTGCGCGCGCTGCCGTCGCTGTAGAACTCCGTATGCGTCGCCGAGAAATCCGTCACAACAAACATGCCGTAAATAATGCCATTGCCGCCAATTAGCGGCCATGCCAGCCCTTCATCGGCCATAGTCTTTAGCGCCAGCAGCGTGACATTGCCGCCGGTGATTTCAGGCCGGAGTTCGCCAGACAGCTTGATTTTATCGTCGCCGCCGCCCAAAAACTGGGTCGACTCACGACGCCCCACGCGGCTGTTTTTCGCCCAGCGATAGGTAATGTCATGCTGCAAATTGTCGAAGGGAAGGGTTTGCCGTACAAACGGCATCATGCCTAATATCATCATCATGGTTAATTAATCCAGACTAAACATGGAGTTATAGCTATGGTCAGACGTGGACCACGGCGATGCAGTGGAATACTGCGCAACGGCCTGTCCAATCGCCTGAGGCTCACCTGTCGCATAGATATTGTTGGTGACCGTGTGCTGACGGTTATCCACGTTTGAATTGTTAACCGAGGGCAAAGGCTGATTGAGCGTACTGTTCAGGCTGGCGCGCGATGCGGCCGGACGGGCATCCGCGTTATCCTCATCCTCTTCATCCTGCTCACGCATTTTGGGCGGAGGCAGCTTGTCTTTCACCTTGTCAGATTTCTCATCGATGATGCCAAGCTTGCCCAGCACCCAGTCAATGCCGCCTCGCAGCTGATTCAGGGCTTCACCGGGTAATTTGAGTGCCGTCGCCAGCATATTGCCGAAGCGCTGTCCCATCTCACCTGCCGAGGCCAGTTCCTGCTGAGAAAACTTCACGGGTTCCAGCAGCTTTGAGAACCAGGCCCCCAGCTCGGACACTTTATTGCTGAACCACTCAAATACCGGCTTCAGCGGCGCGAACGCGTCGCTTATCGGCCCCATCGCCGCACTGAAGCCCTGAGCGATGCCGCTGATAAAGGCGCTAATCGGTTCCCAGTACTGATAAACCAGCATGGCCCCCGCCGCGATAGCGGCACCAAGCACCACCACCGGCAGCGTGATCGCTCCCAGCGTGGCCGTAATGGCGCCGCCGATGATGGCAAATGCACCGCCCAGCAGCTCCACGCCCGCCATAATGGTGCTCAGCCCGCTAATGACCGGCCAGGCAATGTTCCCGACGCTGGCCAGGGAATCCACCAAGGTCAGCCCACCGGCCGCCAGCGTCAGCAGGCTGTCAGAAAGTTGAGGATTGATATTCATGACGCCGGTCAGAACGGACTGAACGGATAAGCCGTCCTGACTGATAGCTTGCAGGTTAGTATCCACAGAGGCATCTGCTGCAGGCGGCTGGGCAGCGGGCGCCTGAGAGAGCTGATCCAGCCGGCCACTGGCCGCGCCCTTCATCAATGCTGCGGCAGGTGCGGCGCCCTGTTCACCAAATATTGCCTGCAGATAAGTGGCCTGCTGGGCAGCGTCGAGCTTGTTTTTCTCAAACGCCGCCTGCACCTGGCTGAGCACCGCGAAAATGGGCTGACTGTTGCCCTGGTCGTCAGCGGTTTGCACATTCAACGCTTTAAGCGCGCTGTCTGCGCTGGCATCAGGCGCCTGAACGTGCGTTAACATCGCACTGGCGCCGGCGCCTGCCTGGCTGCCCGTTATACCGTTTTCCGCCAGCACGCCCATCATGGCCGCAGTCTGGCCAACGCTTACACCGGCGTCCTTCGCGGCTGGCCCTACGGCGACCATCGCCGTCTTAAGTGCGGCAAAATCGGTTGTTTTATTGGCAAAGGTCGATGAGAGCACGTCGCCTAACTGACCGACCTGGTCATCTGCAATGCCGAACGCGTTTTTAATATTGAGCACCAAAGACGCGCTTTCTTGCATGCTACGTTGCGTCGCGTTTGCAAGGTTAGCTACTGCCGGTGCTGCAGCTTTTGCCTCACCCGGTGAGCCACCCGATTGCGTAATCGCCGCCCGGGCTTGCACAACCTCATTTGCAGGTGAAAGGTAATCAATGACTTTTCGGCCCTTCTCGACAAAGTCTTTGGCTTTCGAACTGGCGCTTTGTACGTTATCTGCCAGCGCCATGCCCGCACGGTAACGTTCACGGGTGCGGTTGAGCTTGTCCTGGCGCTGATTTAGCAGATTCATGGACTCACCCTGCGCATTGAGGGTGGATGTCGTGCGCTCTGTTTGTTGATTCAGCTTCTGGCGCTCGCTGCTCAACCGGCGCGTGGAAATTCCCGCCTCGTTCAGGGACTGGCGCTGATCCTGTACTGACTGACGCAGTTGAAGGTTTTTTTGCTGCAGCGCGTTAGCCGACTGACGCAGCTTATCCAGCGCCTGGGTTTGTTCCGCGGTAGGGTTTTGAGTGTTTTTAAGTTGAATGGCAAGTGCCGCTGCTTCTGCCCGGGTATTTTTAAGATTTTGTTGGGTCAGCGTCAGTTCTTTGCGGGTTTCACGGAACCCTTCAATCTGCGCGGATTTGGCATTGAGCTCGTCCAGGCGATCCTGCGTTTCCTGGATATCCGCAGACAGCTTTTCGGTTTCTTTACGTACGGCATTGAACGGGCGCGTAGCCCGATCAACCGCTTCCAGCAGCACTTGCAGCTTGAGCGTGTTACTCATCTGAGGTTACTCCACTGCGGATCATCACTCTATGCCGCCAGTCGAGTAACTCTTCCAGCGACATGGGATACATTTCTGAGGGTGGCCAGTGAAAAACGCTGGCAATATCGGCCATCAGGTCATTGACCGTCAGATCGCGGGGCCAGCTTACGCGGCCGATTTCGCTGACAAAAAACCAATCACCTTGCCGCCCAGGGCAATCAGGTCAACTGGGTCCAGTGCGTTGCACTCTGCTTTGGTCAGCGAAGGCATAGTAATGCGGGGCAGCACCATCAACAGGGCATCCACATCGGACGAGGCCAGATCAGCCAGCCGCACACCGCGCAGCGCGCCGGCGGTCGGTTTCACCAGCTCAACCTGAGCGATCACCACATCGCCACGTGAAATCGGGCTTTCCAGCACCACCAGGTTTTCTTTCAGTTCTGGCTTATCAAGCTGTTCCATTTTTTCTCCATCCCAATCAAGAGGGGCCAGCGCAGGACGCGCCGGCCGTTGTTATTACACCAGGCCGAGGTTTTTACGGCGCTGTTCCAGACGATCGACGCCGTTGACCTTCTCCACCATGTTGACGGTGTCGATTTCGATCAGCTCTTTGCCATTCCAGGTCAGTTTGAAATAGGTGTTTTTACTGGTGATTTTGGTTTCGGTGTTTTCGCCCTGTTTGGCTTCACCGAAGTCAAAGGACTGGTGCTTACCGCGCACTTCGATTTCCACGGCGATTTCTTCGCCGGTGTCATCACGCTGATAAGAACCGGTGAAACGCAACGGTACGTTCGCCATCGCGCCCCACTGGCTTAATACCAGCTCATCCATCCCGCCCAGCGTCCACTCCATATCGAGTGCCGCATCGTCCAGGCCGTTATCAATGAATGCCGCACCGTTCATACCGCCGGCGCGGTAGGTATCCAGCTTGCGTGACAGCTTCGGCAGCGTGACGGCCGTTACAATGCCCTGATAGCTGTTTGAATCGTTGAAGAGGTTCAACCCCTTGAGTTTACGTGGCAGTGCCATTTATCCGGCTCCTTAGCTGTTTACGGATGCGGCGAAGTTCGCCAGATAGGTATCGGTGATGCGCTGACGCAGGGTCAGATCTTCCAGCGGCGGCACCGGCGTGTAGTCGTAATCGATAAACAGTTTGCCCGCCTTCAGGCTCTCTTTATCGTTGGCGCTTTCGTCGTACCAGCAGTTGGCGCCCAGCAGATAACCGGCGCTGACCAGCTCACGGAACTTGGCATTGATACCGGCGATGATTTCGCGTACCAGTACTGGCGTCAGCGGTTTGTCGTTGGCCCACATGTGCGCTTCCGCCATGGTATCGGCCAGCACCTGCGCTGAACGGGTGTAGTTTTCAAAGGCAAAAAGTGGATCATCGCTGCAGGTGCGGTTGCCCCAGAAACGGAAACCGTCCTTGCGAATCAGCGTGGTAACACACTTTTCGTTCAGCAGATCGGCATCGGTGCCGGTCTGTTGCAGATCCCAGAAAACATCTGCAGAGATACCCGTCACGCCATTGACGCCCACGTTAGACAGGGTTTTATGCCAGCCGGTGTCGTTGTCAATTTTGGCGCGCAGGCCCAGCGCACGTGCGGTGGCATAAGCCATTTCAGATTTATTGGTTGCCGTGTTCCAGGCAATAAAATCTGGCCAGATCACCATCAGCTCGCGCTGGCTGAAGTTTTCGCGGTACTTCATGGCGTCAGAGATGGTTTTGCTGTTCCAGGCAGAGACGTAGGCAAAGCCACGCAGCTGCTGGGCAATACTGGCCAGCGCTGTCGCCACTTCCAGCGAATCCAGACCCGGCACGCCAAGAATGCGGGGCTTAACACCCAGCTGCGTTTGCGCGCTGAGCAGCGCCTTCATGCCGGTGTATTTACCGTTCGCATCCGTCGAGCCAATCAGGTTAGAGGTGGTTTCAGCCTGGCTCGCGCCTTCTGCTACGCGAACCACGACGGTTACCGGCTTCGCCTGGTCAGCAATCGCCTGCAGCGCGGCCGCTAAGGTGCCTTTGGTGCCGGCTTTACCGATAGCTGCCTGCACGTTGGTCAGCAGAACAGGTGTGTTAAGAGGAAATGCCGTTGCATCAGCATCTTCTGCGGTGCAGATCATGCCAACAATGGCGGTTGAAACTGTTGAAATGGTGCGTGTACCGTCATTGACTTCGACGACGCGGACACCGTGATGAAAATCAGACATCTGTAGCACTCCGTGTTGTGGGTGTGCTCAGAGTGTCAGGTCAGTGAAAAGGATGCATTCGATTGCGGTTTGCTGATCGTTCAGTAAGAAGAACCGCGTAAATGGTGCTGTTTTGGCGCTGGAATATAACGATAAATGGTTTTGGTTGAAACATCTAATACGAGTGCAACCTGATGAAGCGTGGCGCCATTCGCCATCATGCGTTCCGCTCTGGCAACGACTTCCGGTGTCATAATGCGCCGGCGGCCACCAATGCGTCCTTTCTCACGCGCAGCGGTCAGGCCGGCACGCGTTCGCTCGACAATCAATTCGCGCTCCATCTCCGCCAGTGCGCCCATCACATGAAAGAAAAAACGGCCCATCGGTGTGCTGGTATCGATGCTGTCCGTGAGGCTACGAAAGTTTACCCCGCGTTCGCGCAGCTCTTCGGTGAGCATGACCAGGTGACGCATGCTGCGGCCTAGTCGATCGAGCTTCCATACCACCAAAGTATCGCCCTCTTTTAACGTCCGCAGCGCCCGCTTTAAACCAGGCCGCTCGCTGGTCTTGCCGCTGATTTTATCCTCAAAAATCTGTTCACAATTTGCGCTCTGCAGCGCATTCCGTTGCAAATCGGTGTTTTGGTCATTTGTTGACACCCTGACATAGCCAATCAGCATCGTTTTTCCTCCGGTAAAAGGTGAGGAGTTTGCCATTGTGCAGGTGAGGCGGGCCAGGGGTTTGTTTCATCAAAACCTCGGTTTGGGAGAAGGTGCTCCACTGATCGGTTCTCCTTTTGCATGGCCGCATTCAAAAATGCCCAATGAGCTGTTTGCATCAATGGCTGGAATGGTTTTTGTCAAAGCTAATGGTGCTTCATTCTCCAGTACAACCTACCCTAAACTGGCTGTACTTTATCCGGGGTTGAAATTGCCGGACTTACGCGGCGAATTTATTCGTGGTTGGGATGATGGTCGAGGTGTCGATAGCTCGCGCAACTTGCTTTCATCCCAAGAAGATATGTTTAAGTCCCATAACCACAGATTTGTAAACGAATATGGTACACCTACGGACCGGATAATCGCATACACGGATGAAAATAACGAAAACGCTGAGGCAAATAATGTAAGTGGTTTACGGGCCTGGACGTACATTTTCATGGAGAAAACTGGTGGCAATGAAACCAGACCACGCAATATTGCATTCAATTATATTTTGAGGGCTGCGTAATGTTAAAAGCTCAGTTAGATAAAGATTTCGTCGCTATTAACGCTGGGGAAATTAGCGTTTGTAATTATGATGGTGTTTCACGTGAATACCTTTCAACCATCACTGAAATTCTTGCTAAAGGAGTAGGCCTTCCTGCTAATTCGTGTATCGATGCTCCTTTAGAGAAAAAAGAGGGCATGGTGGTTTGTAGAACTAAAGACCTTTCTGCGTGGGAGTATATCAACGATCATCGTGGTGAAACTGTTTATGACATTGAAACAGCAAAGCCATTTATTATAACTAAATTGGGTGATTATCCGACCAATACCACTTCAATAGTTCCAGCTTCAGACTTCTGTAAATGGGATGGTGAGAAGTGGGTTGAGGATATATTGCTTAAACGTGAGGCCGATAAAATAAGTGCAGAGAAATATCGAGAAGAGATTTTGAATGGCATTGATAAAATAATATCGGACTGGAAGATTGAACTTTTACTTGGGGATATAAGCGATAGTGACAAGGAAAGACTTTCAGCATGGATGATGTATAAAGCTTCAGTTAGAGCCGTCGATGTATCGACAGCACCTGAAGTGTTATGGCCGCAAAAACCGGAATAATTTCAGTTTTTCTTTGGAATGACAGATAGCGAAGGTCGCTATCTGTTAAATCACTTTATTTAGAATCGTCCCTTCATTATCTGGAGAGGTAAATATAGCGATCGATTCTCTTTTTAAATCATTTAGACTCCACATATACAAGAATCTCTCTCCATTATAAATTTATATTTTCCAAGGGGTTTCCCCGACTCGAAAACCTGGCTACCTTATATCAATAAATAATATATCTTTTTCAAAATAGAAACTGGTTAGGGCTTTCCCTGTAAAAAGATTGACCTTGTTATTTCATAGGGTGGGGCGATTAAAATCAGCCCTAAATAAACGCCAGAGGCATTAAATTTATTTACCCTAGCAATTCTTTCGACATCAATCTAAGCATCAAAAGATGGTATATGCTAGTAGCCGTCGGTACTTCGACGGCTACTGAATTCGCATATGCCATCCAAGCTAATAATTTCGCTTTACCATTATCGTTAATGTCACAAAAAAAAGTACAATCTTTCAGTCCGAGATAGTGCTATTGATGATTCTCAAAATATCTTTTCAATGCCCCCAGATATTTTACATTAAGGTTTAATATTTTCATCAGTTACTCATACAGCCTGTGCTTTCTCACCAAGAATGCTGAAGCAGGGCTGAATAAGTCATTACTTAGCCCTCACTATATAATTGAATGCTAAGTTACGTGGTCTGAAACTTATACCTTTCGATATTCCAGATTTTATGCTGGTAATAATGGTTGCATTCATACCATTATCTGAGATCGCACCTTCATAATTATTTGGATTAGTTCCATCTGGCATTTTGAAATCATATTGTTGCATATCAAATAATGAATCTTCATTTTTGAATCCTAAACCGACTACACCATTCGCCCCCGTTGCGTCTTGGTTATAGTAATCAAGCATCGCGGTTCTTAGGGTCGTTGACTGCTGCGATGTTAAAATTCCTCTGCTGATATCGACACCACGCCCAGCATCCCAACCACGAATAAACTCCCCACGCAAATCCGGTAATCTAAGCGATGGATAAGCTTTCGCCAGGAGCGGGAAATCAGTTGCACTAAAAGCGTCACCATTACAGGTCAACCAGCCTGATGGTGGTATTTCAGACGGCCACGGAACAGGCACCCCAACCGGCAAAGCGGAGCCTTCTCCCAAACCGAGGTTTTTAAGAACCTCCGCCACCAGCCCCGCGTCTTTAATTTCTGCCAGCGCTTTAGCCGTTTGCAGATACTGACTATGGGGATTGGCCGCATCGATATGCTTCTTCATCACGTCGTCGGTGTAGGCTTTCACCTCGATGACTTTGTCATCCACATACTGGCGCGTGGCGAGCACAACTGAAGGGTCAATTTTCAACGTGACGGCACTGGTGCTGTTCACGATCAGGATCATGCGCACGGTCTGAGTACGACCGCTGCCCTCCTGCAGTTGCGGCTTGTAGGTTTCCGCGCAGTTCGCGACGGCAATCAGCACGCCGTCGGCGTCATACAGGCCAATCTCACGGATCCAGAAGCCGCCTTCGCCTTCAGGGATAATCTGTTCAGCGATAATCTGGCTGCTGTTCGCGGCATCCACCTTCAGCGAATTCAGCGCGGCACGGCGCTTTTCGCCCACCAGTTTGGTCTGCGCAGGATCGGGCGTAGGCAAAACACCGCCGCCGTCACCCACCGCCATCTGGGTAATCTGCAGTTGGGTTCCCAGGGCCGCGGCATTGGCCAGCTTTGCCGCGCCCTGATTGGTCAGTAGGGCAAAATATTTCGTTGTCATGCTCTCACTTCCGTCAGGTCAATAAGATGGACCGCTGCGCCGGTGTAACCGGAACCGCCTGCGGTGATAACTTCAGGTGTATAGGGGTAAACAGTAAGCTCATCGCCACTGTAACTGGCGGCCGCAACAGGAACGGTGCCGGTGCTGTCCAGGTTGATGGATAACCCAGTCAGGTGGCGACTCACCGGCTTGGCATCGGCAATCAGCCGCTCCAGCTCGTTGTACATCGCTTCGGTAATACCGGTTTCCAGTACGCCGACATCAAGGCGAAAGGTGCCGGGCGCTTCATTGGTTTGCCACCATTCCTTAATGCGAATCAGGTAGCCCAGTGGCTCCACCACACGACGCAGAGAGCCAATCGTGCCTTTGTGTTTATGGATATATTCCGATGCAGCAACCACGCTGCGTTTCGTGCTTTCGCTCCAGCCCGAATCCCAACGATCCACCGACCAGGCCCAGGCCAGATAGGGCAGTAGCTCCACCGGACAGGTCTGCGAATTCCATAACTGGCGCAAAGGAACAGGAATGGATTCCAGCGCTGCGCAAACTTCAGCCGCGGCAACTTCCAGGGCTGATGAACCCGTTGGCAGCAGGCGTTTACTCATCGGAACCTCCTACCGTGATCTGGTAGCCGGTGCAGAACGCGGCCTGGGTTTTATCCAGCACCACATCGGCCACCGGCTGGGCCAGTTCGACGCGCTGTACACCTTCTACATGCAGCGCGGCATACAGCGCAGACTTGCGAATATCGCGGCCTAAACGTGCCTGGGTGTTTACAAATGCCTTGAGCTTCGCCTCGGATGCGGCACGGATGGGCTCCGCCTCGGGACCGGGATACAAATACAGCGTGGCGTCAACGCGATAATCCACAATCTGAGCCGACTGGACGGTGACCCGATCGGCAACCGGACGAACATCTTCATCATTTAGCGCGGCATTCACGATCGCCAGCAGGTCGCTGCCCGCCGCACCGTTGCCTTCGCGGGACAGCACGGTAATCGTGACGCTGGCGGGAGAGGGACTAATAGCCGAGGCATCGGCTACGCGGCCATCGGCGCTGCGTGCATGAAATTCGTAAGCACCGGACGGCCCCGCAACACTCAGCCCTTCAAACGCGGCGGCAATGCGGGCGCGGAAGTCTTCATCCCGCTCCATTACCGCCTCAACGGGCGGCGTAGCGGTATCATCCGCCGGCGTCAGCACCAGCCGCGTCACGCCGTTGTTGGCGCCCAGTTGATCCAGATCGCTGCCGCTGGCCCAGGCCACCATCACCGCCTTGGCCGCCTCGTTGATGCGCTGACGCAGAATGACTTCCCGGTAGGCGTTCTCCTGCAGGAGTTTCACCAGCGGGTCGGACTCCAGCGCCAGAACCCGGGCAACCGATGCCTGCTCGTCTGCAGGATAGAGCGAAATCAAAGTGGCTTTGCGTTCGGCAAGCAGCGTTTCATAGTCCAGCGTTTCCACCACGTTTGGCGCAGGCAGCTGGCTCAGGTCGATAGTAGGCATGATTCAACTCACAGGGACGGTTAACGAAAAATCCTGCGCGGTGTCCGCACGGTTGCCGGTGATTTCCACCACCATCCCGCCGTCAAACGCAGATTCAAAATTAATGGCAGTCAGGCTGATGCGCGGCTCCCACTGCAGGATCGCCATATAACAGGCTGACATGATTTGCAGGCGCAACCTGTCGTTCTGCGGCTGGTCGATTAGCGCCGACAACAGTGAACCGTAGTTACGGCGCATCACCCGCGATCCCAGCGGCGTCGTCAGAATGTCACGGACGGACTGGC